GCATCAACGAAATGTGGGAAGACATTCAGTCATCTATTCTGGTTATTTGAGGAAGCACATAAAGGACAATCCGGATGGGAATATTGGTGGGTGGCACCCGTCTATTCCCAGGCAGAGATTGCATTCAAGAGACTTCAGCGTAAGATAGCAGAATATCCCGGTTTATATATCGTCAATCTTTCAAAACCATCAATCACTACTCCAATAGGTACAATAATTACATTTAAGACAGCAGATAATCCCGCAACATTATATGGCGAAAATGTTCATGCCTTTGTGTTTGATGAATTTTCAAGAGCGAAAGAGGAGGCGTGGTTTGCCCTGCGTACAACGATAACATATACTCAGGCAAAGGGTAAGTTCATCGGTAATGTTGTTGCAAAGAACTGGGCATGGAACCTGGCGCGTAAAGCCGAGAAAGGAGAAGATCCCGATTTTGAATATTTCAAGATAACGGCACAGCAGGCAGTAAAAGCCGGCATATTGAAACAGGAGGAGATTGAGCAGGCGCGCAAGGATTTGCCGGCACGGATATTCAAGATGCTTTATGAGGCGGAATATGCTGAAGTGGAGGGCGCACTCTGGACATGGGATATGATTGATGGCTCCCGTATCTCAAAAAAAGAGTGTCCTGATCTTATTCGCCTGGCAGTAGCCATTGATCCGGCAGTGACATCGAATAAAGACTCTGATGAGACGGGTATTGTCATAGGAGGCAGGGCGGCAGATGGCTCAATATATATCCTTGATGATGCTTCGGGTACTTATACGCCGCAGGGATGGGCAACGATAGCACTCGAAAAGTATTATGACTTCAAAGCTGATCGTATCATTGCGGAGGTGAATAATGGAGGTGATCTTGTTGAGACCGTCATACGCAATATTGACAGGAATATAAGTTATGACTCGGTCCATGCCTCACGTGGAAAGATAACCCGTGCTGAGCCTGTTGTTGCTCTTTATGAACAGAAACGCGTGCATCATGTGGGATCACTGCCAAAGTTGGAAGATCAGATGACATCCTGGGCAGGCTCTCTTGGTGAGAAATCTCCTGATCGTGTTGATGCACTCGTCTGGCTTGTTACATTTTTAATGGAATATAAAGGATCGAATGATTTTGAGGTGGTATAAAACATTAGACAATGGGATTGGTTTCAAATTTAGTCAGTAAGTTTTTTCCGAAGATCAGCAAGGGATCTGCTCTTGATGAATATATCGTCAGTCGTATATTGTCAGGATTTAATATTCAGCCGGATTATTCATCAACGACCTATCTGAAAAGTTATACTGGAAATGGCGATGTATTTACTGTGATCAATAAGATAACCGAACCGGCCTCGACAGTACCGATATATCAGTATGATAAAAATGATGAAGAAGTTGAGAATGGCCGGATGATAACCCTGTTGAATAATCCCAATCCTTATATGAATCGTGCAGAGTTGATTGAGGCAGCATTGAGTTTTTATCTTCTCTTTGGTGATTGTTACACTTCATTTGAAAGGATCAGCAATGGACTTAATGCCGGACTGCCTCTGAGACTCAATATCCTGCCCCCACAATTTATAGAGATTATACTCGGTACTGTATTCGATCCTGTTGCTGGATATAAGTTTGCCTTTGGCAGTAATACAATGGATTATGAGAAAGACCAGGTATTACACTGGAAAGAGTTTAATCCTGATTATAATGCACAGGGCGGGCATCTTAAAGGTATGTCACGGTTAAAACCTATTCTGAAGAGCGTTACAGGATCAGATTCGGGATATGATGCGCTTGTTGCTGCATTTCAACATATGGGGGCTGTCGGATTATTGACATTGATCGGTGAAGATGAAAAGGGAATGAAGTTAGGTAAGGCACAGCTCTCTGCAATAAAGAATCAATATAAACGGGAATATACCGGAGCGAACAATGCGGGGAAAATTGTTGTGACAAACTGGGATCATAAGTGGACAAACTTCGGATTGACACCCGTTGAACTCGGCATACTCCAGGCTCTCGGATCATTCAAGGGTGCAATATGTGATGCTTATAACGTACCAACCATGCTTCTGAGCGGATCACAGGATAGGACATATATGAATTATCCTGAAGCCTGCCGGGCATTATGGACAGATGCCATTAAGCCTTCACTGGATGCTTATCTCGATAAGCTCAGTCACTGGCTCGGACCATTCTTCGGTGAGGAAGATAACTATTTGCGGGCCGATTATTCAGGTATTGACGTATTACAGAAAGATACCGCAAAACTTGTTGCATGGATGGTCCTCGCACGATCTTTTACAAAAAATGAAATCCGTGAAGCTGCCGGCTTTGAGATGTTGTCCGATCCTGCTATGGATCTTGTTTATGAGTCGGCAGGTACTATTCCGCTCAGCGAAGCAGGATTAATGCCGGAAGGACCATTAACGGAAGAGATAATGAAGGCATTGAAGATAGGAGATTATCGCTATGCCAAGATTAATAATTGATGCTATTAAGCAGCGTTCTTTGAGTCGTTTTTTTTGGAGACAGGGGCAGAAGATATTATTCGCCATACAGCAGCCGGTCATTGATCTCTCAGGTGAGATCAGTCCCGAATCACTGAAACAGAGAATACCATATCTGATGAAGCCGGGAATAATCAGGGGTTATGTGACGGATATATGGGTGAAGAGCGGAAGCCTCTTTGCCGTAGATACGATAAGGCGCATCCATAAGGTATTGCAGAAGCAGGAAGAGGATATTGACTTCTGGGAGGATTTCTTCCGCAGATATGTCAATGAGAGATCACTGCTCAAGACTGGTGCAATAATGGATACTCAGACACAGATTGTAAATAACCTCATTGATGAGATATTGGAAGAAGGTTATCAGAATGGACTGGGCATCCCTGAGATACAGCGTCAGATGCGGGATAGACTTATTGAGGGGCTTACTTCGATAAACAAATATCAGGCCGAACGTATTGCACGTACAGAAGTGATAGGGGCAAGCAATACAGGAAGTTTCGAAGGGGCAAAAGAAACAGGTGTTGCTCTCGGTAAAGAATGGATGACAAGCGGGTTGCCCGGAATACGCCAGAGTCATCTGTATTATGAATTTCTTGGAGTGGTAGATATGGATTATGAATATAATACAGGCCTGCAATATCCCGGTGATCCGAATGGCGAGGCGGAAGAGATAATTAACTGCCGGTGTAGTCCTGGTTATAATGTTGATTAATGAAATATTAAGATAAAATGGAAAGTAAACCATATGCTTCGGAACATAGTGCGAGGATAAAAGATCCGGATTTATTTATGGATGGAGATGGAAATTGGGGTGATAAAAATATTGCTCCAGGTATAAGAATAATCTTAGGTAGACTTAAATCTTCCGGAGAGTGGGAAACACAGGCTTATAGATTTAAGGCAAAGAAATTTACGGCAGCAGAAGCAAAGGCATGGCTTAAAAAACATGATATAAAATATATACTTTTTGAGCCAGCAAAGGAATCTGATAATGAAAGAATTACAATTATGAATAAACGAAATTTTGATGTTAAGTCGAATTTTGAATTAAAAGATGTTGATGAGAAGCAGGGCATAGTAACAGGCTATTGTTCCATGTTCGGTAATGTGGATTCCGATAATGAAATGGTCATGCCGGGAGCTTTTCAGAAAACTCTCGAGGAGAGAGGTTGCGGATCGCGCAGGCCACGCATCAAACATCTCTGGCAGCATAGCTCATGGGATCCGATAGCAATACCGCAGATACTCGAAGAGCAGGATAAAGGACTTTATTTCGAGTCGGTATTCGGTAAGGACAGTTTTTCGCAGGATAAACTCCAGCAGCATGTTGACAGGATAATAACCGAACTGTCCATAGGATATAACACTATCAAGAGTGAAGATGTTAATGATGATGAAGGCAAGTTGCAATATCGTAAGCTTACTGAACTGAAACTATGGGAATATTCCTCTGTTACCTGGGGAGCAAATTCCCTGACACATATTATCTCCGCAAAGGGTGAAACGGAAGATATACTCATTAATCTCAATAACAGGTTGGAATCGCTGAACCGTGCTTTAAAGAACAATAAATACACGGAAGAGACCTGTGAGCAGTTTGAGGCAGAGATACAAAAGATACAAACAATCATAAAGTCACTTGATATTACGATGGAGCCGGATAAGAAATCCACTCCTGAAATTATTAAGCCGACTAAGAAACAGATACTGGAAATTATTTTACAAACACTTAAAAATTATTGATTATGGCAGAAAATGTTGATAAAGACATAAAAGCATTAACTGATCAGATCAATGCGGAACTTGCAAAGGTGACGGCTATCGGTGACGAACTTCGTAAAGAGATAGCCAAAAAAGCACCGGCCGAGAGGATCGAAGAACTTATCGGCAAACAGGTTAAAGCAGAGAAAGATGTCAAAACAATCTCAGATCAGTTGGATGCTGTTCAGCTTTCGCTGAAAGATAAGACATTCGGGCAACCTGTTGCTCATTATAACGAACTCTATAAGTTATATAAAGAGAACAAGGCGAACCTGAAGAAAAAAGGAAGTTTCCTTGATTTTGAATTTAAGGGAAATCCTCATATGCTTTTCAAAACTCTTGACGAACCGACAGAACTTAGTGATTCTGTGGCCGATCACGAGGTTATCATACCAATGCGGACACCTGGAGTTGAAAAACTCCCTGACCGTCAGGTATTACTAAGGGACGCGGTATCGCAGGGTGTGACAAATTCCACGCGCGTAACGTGGGTAGAACGCTCCGCACGTACAGAAGGAACCGCACCGGTCGCTGAAGATGCTCAGTATGCTCTCTCAAATTTCACATATATTCAGAATTTTGCTGCTGTTGAAAAGATCGGGACTTATGTTAAGGTGACAGCAGAATCTCTTGAAGATTGGGATCAGTTACTTACTGAGATTCAGAATGAACTATTCCCGTCACTCGAAAGACAAATAGAGAATCAGACTTACCAGGGGAATAACACACCTCCGCAATTAAGAGGGATTATCGGTGTTGCTGGTGTTTATGCCTCAACAGGTATGAATACCTCGGTTCTGAATGCCAATACTTTTGATGCTATCATTGCAGCAGGGAACCAACTGGAAGAAAACAATTATGTTCCAAATTATGCTTTCATGTCTCCTGCTATTTTCAATATAGCACAATGTGGAAAAGGTGTTACTGGTGGTGGTTATCTGATGCCTCCGTTTGCTTCTTCCGATAAGACATATATTGGTGGGATGCGTTCTGTAAAATCCAATCTTATGGTTGCCGGCTCAGTACTTGTCGGTGACTTCTCGAAAGTAACTCTATACATGAGACGTGGTATCACGATCCGTCTCTGGGATCAGGACTCAACAGACCCGGAATTTGATCGTAAGACAATCACGGCTTCAGTAAGATGCGCTGTCAAATTCCCGACAGTACATCAGGGAAATACCGGAGCATTTGTTTACGATCAAGTCTCAGATATCACAACTGCAATATTAGCATCATAAAAGAAAGGAGGAAAATTATGAAAAAGTTATTTGTATTATTTATCGGATTAGTCCTTTCTGTTGCTTTGATGGCTCAGACTTCTGGGACTACTTATACACTTCCATCAGGAGTGACTTCTTATATGGCATTTAATTATGCGACTCATACAGCAACCTGTTTAACAGATTCAATTAACGGCACAGCATCAAAATACTGGGTGTTTGCCATTAACAAGAGTAGTCTGTATTACTATACGCTTGTATGTACTTATGACACTGTTAAAATTCATAACAGGGTATTAGGTAATCATGTGACTGTTGTTGTCAGCGGGAGTATTGACGGAACTTACTATACTATGATAGATTCAGCTCAATTTCATCCGACACTGGCAAATATATCTTCACAGACTCCGGCAAAAAGCATCATGGGTGATGTTGCAACGGGTGTTCTCTGGAGGTATATCAAAGTGACAGCTACGGGATTGGATGCCAATAAATGTTCAGTTATCAATAAACTGATGATCAAAGTTGGGATCAGGTATTAAAGTTAAATGATGAACGAGGGGAGCAGTCGAGATTATCCCTGCTCTCCTTATTTAAAACAAAGATTATGAATACAGTAAAATTTCTGAAGAATCATCTGTCATTCAAGAAAGGGAAGAGATATAATGTCACCTCCCGTTATGCCGAACAACTTGTCAGGGATAAGTTTGCCGAGATTGTTGAAGAGAAAGAGGATAAGGAAGCAAAAGAACGTAAGACAAAATAAATGGAACTGAGTGTATTATCGACAGACATTGCGGAACCTATAAATGTGGATGATGTAAAGGCTTTCATGGGATATACAGCCTCCGATCAGGATGCTATTATATTCCGTATGATACAGACAGCCCGTGAATGGCTCGAAAATCGCTGCGCCATATCTATTGTCAATAAGCAATATAAGGCATATTTCGAAAAGATAGATGCTGTAAATGGCTGGTACGAACTGCCTGTCACTCCGGTTCTGGCATCACCTGCAATAACACTTTCGATTTGCGGCACATCAACGACATTTGAACAGAGAGGTCTGAAAAGGATATTTGTCCGACCTACGGAGACCTATGGAACAGTATCTATCGGCGCAACATGGGAAGTCTATTATGTAGAGGTTACATTCAATGCTGGTGCAACAAACCATACTGCCAATGAGATCATCAAACGTATTGTATCAACAATGTTCAATACACGTGAGGATGGGGCGGGAGAAGGAGTGCAGATGGGCAGGCTTCCTTATGATACCTTACATCTTATTGAGGCACTGGATGAAAACACAGGGTTATGAGAACAGGAATATTAAACCGGCAGATAACCATCCAGCATCTAACAACAACAACGGATGCCAGCGCTGATGCCACAGAGACATGGAATACAGATGCTGTGGTAAGAGCTTCCGTGGAACAAATGGATGGATCGCGGTTTATGAATGTTGATGAACTTGTTGACAAGGCTGTTTATAAGATCAGGTTATGGGATAACAGCTATGGAGTGAATATAAGGATAGTCTATGGATTACTTACTCTTTATCCTTTTAAGCCTCCGACAGTAAATCCTGATCGTTCCGGGAGAGATATAATGACAATCTATGCAACGACAAAACGATGAATCCATTTGCTGACATAAAAGTTGAAGGTACTGAGCAGTTGCTCCGGGATTTCGGTAAATATCGTGGCGAGGCAAAGAAAGCTATCAAGCGCGCTGTTGATCGTACTGCACTGGCTGTTGAGACTGATGCCAGGAAGAAACTGAAAGGAGACAGACATATCATCACATCAAGGTTATTTTCGAGTATCCATGCAGAGACAAAACAGGGACAGACATTCAGTTATAAGAATAACAAAGGGGAATCATTTGACGGAAAGCTACATGAGCCTTTTAATGAGATGGAGGCTATTACAGGGACGAATGTTCATTATGCGCCATATATAGAGTTCGGGACGAAATATATCAGTTCAGATCCTTTTTTGGGATATGCTGCTGTGGTTCAGGATAAGAAACTCCCTGAGAGAGTTACAGAGGAATTAAATAAGATTAACAGATGAGTACTGCCCTTGTAGATATCAGTTATGATCTTGTTGATGGGATATTCGATATCCTTAACGGGAATGTTGTCTATACCGGCATTACATATCCTGTTTATAAGTCAATACCCAAGACTCCATCATCGGTATATGTTCATATCGGCGACATACTTCACGGTGAAGATGGTACAAAGGATGACTTCGACTATTACGGCACGGTGCAGGTTATTGTTGTTGATGAGAGTTCCCAGGGTGGTGATAAGAAAAAAGCACAGGCCATACTCGGTATTGTACGGGGACTTCTGAAACCTACGAAGTCAACAATCTTCTCATGCGGATCAAGAACACTTGTTATTTTCTCTCTTGAATCAATGATACCGGTGATCGAACAGGCTGATCAGGCTATTACAAGAGTGAGACTTATTGATACATACAATTTTATAATAGAGTAATAATTTAAAAGACAATAAAATGGCAAAATTAAATGGTACACTGAATGCAATAATAAGCGGATCAGACAGATTATTGCATCTATCAAATGCAACACTCAATGTTAATGTTGACTTACCTGATGCTACTACTAAGGAATCTACGGGATGGGCAGAACATATCAACGGTTGCAGGGACTGGGAGATAACTTATGACGGCAAATATGATACAACGGGTTCAGGTCTTACTCCCAATGAGATACTGGCAGCCATCATAGCACGATCAGCAGATACCGTGATAAAGTTTACCACTGATGGAGCAACAGGTGCGGCAGGATGGACAGGTAATGGGACATTCCGTACTTTCAGTCTTGTTGGCGGACAGGAGACACCGGCCACATTCAGCGGCAGTATAAAGGGCAACGGGGCATTAGCAGCTATCTAAGATGGGAAAGATTAATGGAACACTCGTATTGCTCTATGCAGATGGTACTGTAATAGCATTACAGCGAACACTTAATATCACAGCAGAGCAGGATCTTCCCGATACCACAAATAAGGAATCAGGAGGATGGGCGGAACATATGGACGGCCTGAGAAATGCCACAGTCAGCTTTGATGCACTATTCTCCACGACAGGGAAAACGGCTGCTGATCTGCTTGCGTATATCACAGGCAGGACATCACTACTGATGGCTATTGTGGGAGGTATTGATTACCCGATACTTGCCGAGGTTAATGTAAGTTCAATCAGTCTTACAGGAAGCCAGGAGCAGCCGGCGGCATTGACAGGTAACCTGAAGATTGATGGTAATCTATATCAGCTTAGCGGGACATCCGTGAATCTTGTCACGGATCCCGATGCAAATGGCACGGACTATAATACATTCACCCTTTCGGGGATCATCATTACTTCGGCTATTAATTCCGCAGATGCGGCATATGCGAACAGTAATACTATATCCGTGACAACAGGTGATGTGATAAAAGTCCTGGTATTCCTGACATTAAACTCAGGACAGGTTCCGACAGTAGGTATATGGGATAATACTTCAGCATATATTTCTAATGAAGAAAGCCTTGTTGCGGGACTTAATATCATAACACTGACATGCACGGGAACGGATGCTTCCGCCTCAGTGAGGTTGGCAAATACTGCTGCTGCAAACTGGGCATTATCAAGTCTTTATGCTTTTAAGGTATGATATTAAATGTTCCTTTTAAACGAAGATATCTTCTCGTTCCTTTTGAGATCATCCGGAGGAAAGATATAGAATTTATTATCAGCCTTGCGACACTTGAGATGGTATGCGAGGAACTGAAGATAGAGTTCTGGCAGATAAAAAGTTTCATTAAACAGGAAGGTAATAATTATGATTTCACGGTGCTGCTCCTTTATTGCGGATATCTCCGGGCCTGCGAGAAGAGATACCGCAAACCCCGATATGATGAATCTCATGCCCGGATATGGTTTGAGATGATGGGAACGGTGGAGATGAAAAAATTCACTCAGTCTGTCACGGAGTTATTTGGCAAGTTCAGGGCTGTGGATAAAAAAAAAGCAGGAGCAGAGGTGAAAGGATAACCTTTGCTGAGATACGTTCTTTCGCTATTGGTGAACTGGGATGGTCGCTGAAGAGATATCGTGATGCCTCAATAGAGGAGTTTAATCTTGCTGCATCGGGATACTGGCGCAACTGGGAACGTAATACCGCATGGCTGATGCGCGAGATAGTCTTTGAATTGATAGCGGGGAATCCCGGTTATAAACCGGAAAGCAAGCCATCAAGTTCAAGACTTATTTACAGGATAAAAGATGACGAAAAACAGGAAGAGAAGAAAAGAAAGGAATTAAAAACATCACCGGAAGAACTGGAGGCAATAAGACAGGAACTTTTAAAAGGTTTAAACAGTGGGAATATTACATAATCTGATAGTAAAGATAACAGGTGACAAGACACAACTTGACAACACGCTTCAA